ATTCAAAAATATTGTGAGGATCAATATAACGATATTTTTGCATGGATCGAAGAGGGTCGTAATGAAAGCTAAAAAAATAAGTGACGGCTTTATAACGTATCAAGCTATCGACAAAGAAAATATACCCCGTGTTTATGGATACGGGGAAACTTTCGTTGAAGCTAAAAATCAATGTGAATTAGCTTTAAAAGAATATCTTTTAAAAAAACCAAAAAATAGATTTTATTTAAAAGATAACTACGAAATAGTTTTAATTGATAAACAAGTCATTGACGAGTTTAATTACGTTAAAACTATTTTAATTGACTACCAAGACAAGACGGGGGTTGATGTTACTAGAACCATTGACCGCCTGGCTAATGATACCCAAATAAAAATAATGAAGGGAGTAAATAAAAAATGAGTAAATCATATCCAATATGGAATAAAATCACGGCTTGTATCTATAAAAGTTCAAAATGTTATGGCGTTAAAAATGACGGCTTAAATGAAATTTTAATAGGCACAAGCAAAAGCAATTCACACGAATTCGTTCGAACTCGTGTAACTCATAGAAAACATAAAGACGGCACACGAACTTATCATTTTTATATTGATGATCAGTTATACAAAATAGCCAAATTAATTGGAACTGACATCACAATAAAAACACAGCCCGATTTTTTAGTCGGCGGTGTGTCCGAGCACAAACTAGAAAATAAAAAATCACAGCAATTAGAACTTAATTTCAATCAATAAAAAAACCTGACACGCCCCGCGATCCGCGGGGCGTGTTTTTTTTCGCGTGTATCTTGCACAAAAAAAGGATGCTAAACAACAAAGTAAAATCGAAGATTTTTCTTTTATCAATACCCCTTAATTACAGAAAGGGATCCTAATATATGTATATAATGTTGGATTTGTATGTTTAATCATGGTAAAAACATTATGAAGTTTTAAAACACAAAGCAAAAAATTTTGCGGAAAAATTTTTCGAAATGAAAGTAGACTTAGAAAAAATAAAAAAATTACCCCCTGATATTAGAAAAAATTTCATGACGCTGTATCTTCAGCACAATGAAAAAAAACAGATAAACAAAATCCATTCAGATTTTATTTCTTTTGTTAAACACGTTTGGCCAGATTTCATTGAGGGACCTCACCACAAAAAAATTGCGGAAAAATTTAACCGAATGGCAAAAGGTGAGTTAAAACGCTTAATCATTAATATGCCACCACGACATACAAAATCTGAGTTTGCATCCTACCTTTTACCCGCATGGATGATTGGTCAAAAACCAAAGTTAAAAATTATTCAAACAACACACACCACAGAACTTGCTGTTAGGTTTGGTCGTAAAGCAAAAACCTTAATTGACTCACAAGAATATCAAGATGTATTTAAAACAAAACTTAGAGAAGACTCACAAGCTGCAGGTAAATGGGAAACTTCGCAAGGCGGTGAATACTATGCTGCAGGTGTTGGAAGTGCAATTACCGGAAGAGGTGCAGATCTCTTGATCATTGATGACCCACACTCGGAGCAAGATGCCTTGAACATCGGTGCATTAGAACGAGCTTACGAATGGTATACATCCGGTCCTCGTCAACGTTTACAACCCGGCGGTTCTATTATTGTTGTTATGACAAGATGGAATACAAAAGATTTAACTGGTGCACTGATCCGTGCTTCGGGAGAAGCGAAAGCGGATCAATGGGAAGTGGTTGAGTTTCCTGCCATCATGCCATCAGGTGATCCAGTATGGCCAGAGTATTGGAAGCTCGATGAACTTGAAAGTGTTAAAGCATCTTTGAGTTTACAAAAATGGAATGCACAGTGGATGCAAAACCCAACGTCAGAAGAAGGAGCGATTATTAAACGAGAGTGGTGGAACGATTGGGATCAAGATCAGCTACCCACGTTACAACATGTTATTCAATCTTACGATACAGCGTTTATGAAAAAAGAAACCGCCGACTATTCTGCCATTACCACTTGGGGCGTGTTCCAAGAAAATGAAGACAGTGGTCCACAGCTCTTGCTTCTTGATGCGGTTAAAGAACGATTAGAGTTTCCTGAACTACGGCGCGTGGCTAAAGAACAATACGATTACTGGCAACCGGAGACGGTTTTGGTCGAGGCCAAAGCATCAGGGCTCCCGCTCACTTACGAATTACGTAAGATGGGTATCCCCGTTTTAAACTTTACACCGAGTAAAGGGAATGATAAGCATACAAGAGTTAACTCAGTTGCACCTCTATTTGAAAGTGGATGCATATGGGCGCCCACTCACAAAGAGTTTGCACAAGAGGTGATTGAGGAATGTGCAGCGTTTCCGTATGGAGATCATGACGATTTAGTCGACTCCATGACACAAGCGGTGATGCGATTTAGACAGGGAGGTTTGATTAATCACCCAGAAGATTATGAGGATGAACCTGTACAACAAAGAACAAGGACGTATTATTAATGAGTGAAGGAATCATAGCAATTAACCCATTAATGCCTTACGAGGATATTAGAGCAGGTAAAATTACAACTCCTGCATTAGGATTAGGGTTAGGAGCTTTTGGTATGGGTGCATATCAATCTATGAAAGATGATGACAAAAAAGAAATTCAAAAAGTAGAAGAAGGCTCACCACAACCAAAACCACCTGAAGACAAACAACCTGATATTGTTTCAGAACTAGCAGTGAAAAAAGGAATTGACGAAACTCAAAACAAAATCAAAACTTGGGATTATGGTGGTATTTTTAAAGATTTTGAAGAAGTAAAGCAAGCTGCAAAAGAAAATAATGTAACCCCAGAAGATTTTGCAAAAGCTGGTGTTAGAGAACAAATAAAATTTAAAAAGACAAATTTAGGTTATGATGTTTATTTTGATGGAAAGCTTATAGGTGAAATGAATGATATTACACAAGATTTAAAAGATGATAATCCAGATTTATACAAAGGTAGAAAAAAAGTTTTTAACTTACACACTTTAGATTCTAGAGGATATCCAGAACCAGCTTTTGAAACAATAGATACATTAGCAGATGCTAAGTATGTGATGAAGCAGGTAATAGCAAGTGATCTTACAAATCCTGAATCAGATACTTATCGAACGTTTGTAAAACAAAAATACGATAAAAAAGGACTTCCTATTCAAGAAAAAGCAATGGGCGGATTTATTGATAAACCATTACCAGGAAGAAGTAGAGATATATAATGGGAGACATATCTAAACGAGGTCAAGGAGTCGTTTTAAAAGGTGGACAACTCCCTATTCAAATCAAACCACGACCTGGATTAACAGCGACAAAACAATATTTAAAAACCCTACGTAAGAAAAGAAGAGATCAAGGGAAATGATAGGCAAGAAATCTGGGCCACCTCCTTTACGAGGACCTAACCCACAAGGCTTGAATATTGTTAAAAAAAAGAATACAACGGAAAGATTAGGGAAACTATATGGCAGAAATAGACAAATCATTACCAAACGTAAGACAAGAAATAAATCTTGATCCTGAACAAGAGGTTATCGAATCGGCTGAACAACAACAAGCCGAACTCGAAGGTCCACCTCCTGTTGATGTTCAAGAGAATGAAGATGGTAGTGTAGACATTAATTTTGAACCAAGCGCCATGAACCCCGGACAAGACTCGGGACATTTCGCAAACCTTGCAGAACTTTTACCTGATGATGTGTTAGGAAGATTATCATCAGAGTTGATGGGAAACTATCGTGACTATAAGATGTCCAGAAAAGAATGGGAAAAATCTTACACGAGTGGACTTGATTTATTAGGATTTAAATATGACAATCGTACCGAACCCTTTAGAGGTGCGTCAGGTGCAACCCACCCTGTTTTAGCAGAAGCCGTGACCCAGTTTCAGGCTTTGGCGTACAAAGAATTATTACCTGCGGGAGGCCCTGTTCGAACACAGATTCTAGGGCTTCAAGATCCTGTTAAAGAACAACAATCACAACGCGTTAAAGATTTTATGAATTATGAAATCATGAATAACATTACAGACTATGAACCTGATTTTGATCAGTTGTTATTTTATTTACCGCTAGCAGGATCCGCATTTAAAAAAGTTTATTATGATGAAGTCGAAGGAAAAGCCGTTTCTAAATTTGTACCAGCAGATGATTTAATTGTGCCTTACGCAGCAACTTCGTTAGAAGATGCGGAAGCCGTGATCCATGTTGTACGTATGTCTCAAAATGATTTACGAAAACAACAAGTCGGTGATTTTTACAGAGACATTGAACTAACACCCGGACCCGTTAATGAAACAGAGTCAGAGAAAAAAGAAAGAGAGCTGGCAGGTGAATCTAAAGCAAAAGACGGAACTGTATTTACCTTACTAGAAGTTCACACAGAACTCGATCTTGAAGGTTTTGAAGATATAGATGCTGATGGACAAGCAACAGGAATTAAACTTCCATATGTTGTCACTATTGAAGAAGCATCTGGACAAGTATTATCGATTCGAAGAAATTTTGAAATCGGTGATATTAAGAAAAAGAAAATACAATACTTTGTACATTTTAAATTTTTACCAGGACTAGGATTTTATGGTTTTGGTTTAATTCATATGATCGGAGGTCTATCAAGAACCGCGACCGCCGCCTTACGACAATTATTAGATGCAGGAACATTATCAAATTTACCAGCAGGTTTTAAGCAACGAGGTATTAGAATCAGAGACGATGCACAAGCGATACAACCAGGAGAATTTAGAGATGTCGATGCACCGGGTGGAAACATTAAAGATTCATTTATGATGTTGCCTTTTAAAGAACCATCTGGAACATTATTGAATTTAATGGGGGTCGTAGTACAAGCAGGTCAACGCTTTGCTTCAATAGCAGACTTGCAAGTGGGTGATGGGAATCAAGGAGCAGCTGTGGGTACGACCGTTGCGCTCCTAGAACGAGGTAGTCGTGTGATGTCGGCGATCCATAAAAGATTATATGCATCACTCAAAGTAGAATTTAATTTATTAGCAAGAGTTTTCAAACTTTACCTGCCTTCAGAATACCCCTATGATGTGGTAGGTGGGCAACGTGTCATTAAACAATCTGATTTTGATGACAGAGTTGATATCTTGCCAGTTGCCGATCCGAACATTTTCTCACAAACACAGCGTATCTCCCTTGCGCAAACGGAAATGCAACTGGCACAATCCAATCCAAACATGCACAACATGTATCAAGTTTACCGACAAATGTATGAAGCACTCGGTGTTAAAAATATTGATTCAATTTTAAAACCACCACAGATTCCAACACCAAAAGATCCAGCGTTAGAACATATTGATGCAATTGGAGCGGTACCTTTTAAAGCATTTCCAAATCAAGATCACAGAGCCCATATCACTTCGCATTTAAATTTTATGGCAACTAACATGGCAAGAAATGCTCCGATTGTTATGGCCGCGTTAGAGAAAAACATACTCGAGCACATTTCGATCATGGCTCAAGAACAAATTCAGTTAGAGTTTAAAACAGAATTACAAGAATTAATGATGATGCAACAAAATCCACAAGCGATGGTTAACCCTGAAATGCAAGTTCAACTTAAAATGTTAACAGAAAAAATAGAATCTAGAAAAGCCGTGTTGATTGCAGAAATGATGGAAGAGTTTATGAAGGAAGAGAAGAAAATTACCTCACAATTTGACAATGATCCTATTGCAAAACTAAGATCTAGAGAACTAGACCTTAGAGCACGTGATGATGAGAGAAAACGCAAAGAGGGAGAGGAAAAACTTAACCTCGATAAGATGAGAGCGATGATGAATCAGATGAATGTTGAAGATAAACTAGAACAAAACGAAGAATTATCTAAATTAAGAGCAAATACGTCTATTCAAAAAACAATTTTAAGCAAAACGATACCTTCACCTGAACAAGCACCGGATAGTATTTCAATTATTAGCAGTAAAGAGTAGAAATGACTAAGAAACAAGACAAAAAAATAGCAAAAACTATAAGAAAATTTAAAAAAGGTAAATTAACTATTGGAAAATCAGATAAAAAGGTTAAAAATCGTAAACAAGCAATAGCAATTGCTCTAAATAGAGCAGGTGTAAAACAAAAAGGTAAAGCATAATGTGGTTAAGTGCAATAAAATTAGCGGTTTCTGCTGGCAGTAAAATTTATGCCAACAAGCAAAGAACAAAAATGGCAATGTCCGATGCACAGCTTATGCACGCACAAAAAATGGCTCAAGGTCAGGAAGCTTACCAGGGAAAATTGTTAGAAGCCCGTCAATCGGATTGGAAAGACGAGGCAGTTTTGATAATTCTTAGTTTGCCCGTCGCGATTTTGGCTTGGGCAGTCGTATCGGATGACCCAACCGCGATGGACAAGGTAAAATTGTTCTTCGACATGTTCTCGCAGCTCCCGTCATGGTTTACTAACTTATGGATCCTTGTCGTGGCGTCGATTTATGGTATAAAGGGAACACAAATTTTTAGAGGAGGAAAAAAATAATGG